CTACTGTTTTTTATCCTATTTGGCATCATCAGTTTGATGATCTTATTGTACTTAAGAACAACCAAGGAACAGAAGAAACCCGAGTGCGTCATATGGATTATGGGGTTGTGCTTAGTGCTTTCTTCTGGAGACGATTTAAAAACAAAGAACAAATAACATTCTTTGATCCAAATGAAGTTCCAGATTTATATGAGGCTTTCTACTCAAACACAGAACGGTTTGAACAGCTCTATTGCGAATACGAAAAGCGTACTGATTTAAGAACAAAGACCATGAGCGCCGAAGAAGTATTTAAGTCGGGCATCTTAAAAGAACGCACAGATACAGGACGTATCTATCTTGTGTTTGTTGACAATGTTATGAATCAAGGACCATTTGATCCTGAGTATCATACAATTTACCAGAGTAATCTTTGCTGTGAAATTCTTTTACCTACTAAATCCTTTAAACGTCTGGATGACGAGTCTGGTCGTATTGCACTTTGCACACTGGGCTCAATCAATTGGGGTGCGTTCCGTAACCCAGAAGACATGCGCCGTGCTTGCCGCATACTGCATCGTAGCCTCAATAACATTCTTGACTATCAAGATTTTCTTTCCATCCAGTCTAAACTCTCCAACGACGAAATTAGACCACTGGGAATCGGAGTCACCAACCTTGCCTACTGGCACGCCAAGCGAAGCCTCCAGTACGGAGAGCGAGACTCCCTGGCTGAAGTCAAGACGTGGATGGAACACCAAGCCTACTACCTAACAGAAGCGTCAGTTGAGCTGGCCAAGGAACGTGGCCGTTGCAAAGACTCTGATAAAACACGTTATGGCAAAGGCGTCTTTCCCTGGGAACTACGGGCCAAGGGTGTTAACGAACTTACAGACTTTACTCCTGAACTGAATTGGGAAGGCCTACGTGCAGAGATGCGCAGTTATGGTGTGCGCAATGCCACACAAATGGCCATTGCTCCTGTGGAGAGTAGCTCTGTAGTAATCAACTCAACCAATGGTATTGAAATGCCCATGAGTCTCATTTCTGTAAAAGAATCCAAGGCAGGCTCACTAACACAGGTGGTGCCTGAATATCACAAGTTGAAAAACAAGTATCAACAGATGTGGGCACAGAAAGACTGTGACGGATACTTAAAGACAGCGGCTGTGTTAGCAGCCTACATTGATCAGTCCATTAGCACAAACACATTCTACAACCCTGCACACTTTGCTGACCGTAAAGTCCCCACAACCCTGATTGCCAAGAACTTGATGCAGGCACACTACTGGGGATTGAAAACATTCTACTACAGTCTAATCAACAAAGCAGGATCAAAACAAAAAGCCGACGAGGCCGCTCCACTGGAGGAGATTGACTTTGATCTTGAGGAAGACTGCGAAAGCTGTAAACTGTGAACAGTCTAGAAAAGATATGGGCACGAGCCACTGGGCACTTGATGGGCGAATCAGATCATGATCGCCCTGATGTGCCTATACTGACTCTTCAGGAAGCTCGAATAGCCTTGTTCTTCAAAACGTTTTGGGTTATAATACATGTTATAACTTGTGGCTTTATTATAGCCAACACAATCAGACACTGGTAATTAAAATGAGTAAACAACAATACAATTTAAAAACAAAAACAGACTATCTCAATCGCAAGATGTTCCTAGATCCTGCAGGTCCTGTAACTATTCAACGCTTTGAAGAAGTCAAGTACAACAAGATTGCCAAATATGAGCAAGAGGCACGTGGGTTTTTCTGGATACCTGAAGAGATCTCGTTGACCAAGGACTCACAAGACTTTAAAGATGCGTCAGACACTGTCAAACACATCTTTACATCAAACCTACTGCGTCAAACAGCACTGGATAGTTTACAAGGTCGTGGCCCAAGTCAAATCTTTACACCTGTGGTGAGTTTGCCCGAACTAGAAGCCTTGGTTTACAACTGGACATTTTTTGAAACCAACATCCATAGCCGCAGTTACAGTCACATCATTCGCAACATCTACAACGTGCCCAAGGATGTGTTCAACACCATTCACGACACCAAAGAAATTGTAGACATGGCATCAAGTGTGGGCAACTACTACGAAGAACTGCACATGGTCAACTGTCGCAAACAGCTAGGTGAAGCAGTTACAGAAAAAGAACATGTCCGAGCAATTTACATGGCATTACATGCCAGCTACGCTCTTGAAGCATTCCGCTTTATGGTATCATTTGCCACAAGCCTGGCCATGGTAGAAAACAAGATCTTTATTGGCAACGGCAATATCATTCAACTAATCTTGCAGGACGAAATCTTGCACAAGGAGTGGACTGCGTTCTTGATCAATCAAGTTGTGAAAGAGGATCCTCGCTTTGCTGCCGTCAAAGCAGAATGCGAACGTGAAGTATACCAACTGTACCTAGATGTGATTCGTGAAGAAAAAGAATGGGCTGACTACTTGTTCAAGTTTGGTCCTGTAATTGGACTCAACGCCAACATCTTGAGAGACTTTGTGGACTTCACTGCCAAGAACGCACTGAACGAAATTGGTATCAAGTACATGGAACCCGCACCTAAATCAACACCTATTCCTTGGTTCAACAAACATGTTGACACCAGCAAGAAACAAACTGCACTGCAGGAGAATGAATCAACTAACTATGTTATCGGTATCATGAGCGACAACATCAACTACGAGGAACTACCAGAATTATGATTGACGACAATTGGTTTGCACAAGGTGGGTTTGAAACCTACAAACATCCCACTCCTATTAGTTACGAGACTGCCACTGACAATGGCACAGTAGACACACTAGAGGGACCTGTGGCTTACACAGTGGGACACAAGATTATTACCGGGCCCAAAGGTGAAAAATATCCTGTAAGTCCTATCAAGTTCTCGGCCTACTACGACGACAACGGTGATGGCACAGCTACACCCAAGAAGATCATGAAGGTGGCTAGACTTGCTGACCATGACGGGGTTGTTAAAGCGTCATGGGGCAATTTAGAATATACCAAGGGCAATGACTACATTGTCAAACATGGTCCAGGTGATTATGGCGTTGTTAAAACAGACATCTTTGCCAAGACCTACGATAAATCAAAAGAAAGAAAATAAAAATGCAAGCTATTTTATGGAGCAAATACCACTGCCCCTATTGCGATCAAGCAAAGGCACTGTTAAAACAAAAAGGTATTCCGTTTGAAGAACGCAAAATTGGAGACGGATATACCAAAGAAGAATTGCTTGAAGCAATCCCCTCAGCACGAACAGTACCACAGATTATCCTTGACGGAGAACTCATTGGTGGATTTACAGAACTCAAAGCAAAACTAACAGAAAGCGTCTAATGACACAACTAGCACTAGAACCCAATCAGGTATACACATTCAAAATGAACTCAGGCGAGGAAATGGTAGCCAAAGTAAAGCAATCAGGCGGTGACTGGATTGTATTAGAAGAGCCTGTGAGCATTGCTCCGGGACCGCAGGGCATGGGACTTGTGCCCAGTTTGTTTACCGCAGATCCCAAGGAAGAAATCCGGTTAAATACTAACAGTGTTTCTTTGGTATCCAAGACTGATGATTCAGTTAGGATGAAATATCTAGAAGCAACAACTGGTATCAAAGTACCAGAAAAGAAACTCATACTAGGATAATATGCCAGCAGTACAGCGACAAGGTGATTTAGACACAGGCGGTGGGAAAATACTCTCAGGAGTAGGTTCTGTAAGAACCAATGGAATCCCCACTGCCACAATCAACTTGGCTGTGAGCAAGCATGGTAAAGGTCCACACGGTGGCCCAAAAACTGCCGGAGGAGTTGGTAGTGTACGAATTGAAGGCCAACCAGTCAGTGTTGCAGGCAATGCCGACACCTGCGGTCACACTCGCACTGGTGGCAGCGGCGATGTGAGGGCTGGATAATGGCAGGCTCAGGATTCGGACAACCAGGCACATACACTCCATTACAGTTGATTGCTGGTGCTGGTCTGCTACAAAATCAAGGTATCACGGTTCCTACATCATTAACCAATGCAATAAGTTCCTACAACTCATTGCCGTTTGTTGAAGACCTAATGAGCACAATCTCGCTTGGTCCAGCCTTTGGACTAAATGCTGGAGTGATTGCAAGTTTAAAAACACTGGGCAACACCACATGCCCTGCACTTGGTGCCAGCATTCCTTCTGCATATGCAGGAGTTAATCCTTTGATACCCGCAACAGAGACTGGTGGGTTCGGTAATCTAGTGGCCAACAATGCCGCATTGTATCTTGGTGATGGCCAGGTTGATCGTTTCTGCCAAGCATATCAGATTGTTGTGGGGTACCGAGGCACAACAAACGAACTGATACAAAGTGCTGTGAATGCTACTACATATCTTGGCCCTACATTCACCACAATGAATGATTTGATCACTGGCCAATTTACCAGCATAAACCTGGCATTGAAATGTCTCGGCAGAGATCTTGCACAACTTGGCAACGCAATCGACCTAGCCAACCTAGATGACTTTGGCACGCCAGCGGCTGTGTTACAACAACTCAGCGACGAAGGACAGATCACAGCAGGCACATTGAGTTGTGTGGCACTGAAATTAGCAGAGTACGGACTGACTGAAAGCGATATTATATCATTGTGTACCCCAGATGCCAGCACCAGAACACTATCAACAAATGAATTCAATGCTCTGCAGAAAAAAGCATACCAGGCCATGGCCGCAATTGATGCAGACTGCTTGAGTTATGTGCTAGATGTACTCGGGGTGGTAACTCCTAACATCAACACCATGGCTGATTTGCTGGACTTAAAAAAGATTCTACCTGAAAGTTGGATATCATTAACAGTACCGTCGGCAGCAGGCGTGACTTTGGTGTTTAATCCTGATGGATCGGTAAATCCCGAAGTGCAAGCGGCATTAAATAGCAGTGTAGCAATTGTGCTTCCTGCAGGTTGCGATGAGTTGGCCAAGATAATACCCCCGGATCAAGCAGTAGTAAACAAAGCATTCCAAGCAGGATTACAGAATGTAGGCGGCATTTCTACTACCACCTTGCCACGAGTGGCCACAGCATTGTTAGGATAACACATGGAAACACTCAAAGGTCTACCGCTAGTTGAAGATGTTACAAAACCTGTGCCAGACACAGTAACAACATATTACAAAGATACATTTGCCACGGGCACTAGCGAGTTTGGCACGTTTACCATGCAGGATTTTTTGGGATCAGCAGTTGGTACTGTTACAAAAAATTCAATACAGAATATAGTTGCCACACTGTATAACATGAATATTTCTGCGTTGACCAGTTTGTACAATCAAATGTTGTTGACAGTGCAAGGCGTGTACGATGACCCATTGAATCCAGGACAAATTATTATTCCAAGCGGTCCTGCTGCCGGCACATATGGCAGTGGTAACGATGCCTTTACATCAGGACTAATACCGGCAGCAAACACATTGATAGCAAGTTTGATTTCTACATATCCTTCTGCTACCACATCATTGAACAATAGTGTCAACGCCATATGCGAGCAATACGTGTATGAATACACCAATCAAACCAAAGCAGGACTGGTGTTTGCTGATCTAACATCGGGCAGTCAACAATCTACTATTAGTTTTATGAGTGGTCTGGCATCAGCGGGACTAGACACGCAAATAGGTGGACAAAGCAGTTATCTTTCATCAGTGGCCAATGCCGCAACAGAGGCTGGACAGGCCATACTAGGATCACTGCGAGAAGGTCGCAACAACGCACTAATGGACAAAACATGAGTATCAAACACGATAACATTGTGCCTAGTGTATGGCCTGAGAATCAAGAAGATTCTGCAGGAATTCCTGCGGCTATAGTGGCATCAGTAGAACCAGCCACTCGCGGCACTGTGAGATATCTTAATTCTCGCGGAGCAGAAAATCAAGCAACACTTGTGAACAACACATTGCCACCACAGGCATTGCCACCGGTTGCTATATATCAAGTTCCGGGTAATGCAAATTCTACAGACTATTCATGCGGCACTGAAGCAAGAGAAAAAGTTCTAGATGAACCAATTACGCCACCTCAAGTTATTGTTCAAGTACTGGGCTTTTATGCAAATGATGATTCTATGCCATTGGGCTACGACCCTGCATTGCCAGCAACTCAGCTATTGGTCAATACTGATTTCTGGGTAAATTTAAGAATACGTCCCAGTGTTGGGCTAGATGGATTTGATCCTACTATTATCTTCTTGGACAACAATATTGATGGTACGTCTTATCCTAATCCTCCAGGATACCCGGGTACTTTTGCTGGTGACGGTGCCTCAAACTATGGCGGATTATTTTATAAAGTTCCTAGCTTTTACATAGCACAAGTTGGCCTGGCCACTATGACATTCACTGCTGGCCAGCCAACTATCAATCCAAAATTTGGTTCCGCAACAGGTGCCATTCCAATTGTGTCTGCACCCACAGTGGTAGTGGCTGTTGTTGAACAACAAGGGTGGTTCCCGGGTATTATCAGTACTCCAGGATCAGCTGATGCTAACGTTGATTCGGTATATGTCACCCAGCTGTTACAGTTAGCAGTGGTTGGGCCGCCGTCGACAACTTATTCATATGTGTTGCCCTGGGCCTCGGGCACAAGCACAACCGATACCAGTGGTAGAGACGTAGTAACTGGAACAGCATTGGCAAGTGGAACTTGGCCGTTTACAGTTATATTTCCAGGAATAGCACCTGTATCGAAAACATTCTTGGTAATGGACGGTGATACGTCACCGGGCGGCTTTGATAGCAATGATGCCTCCAATGATGCCTCCACTGATGGCAACGCAGACGGGGATGGAGACGGCGATGGCGGAGATGGCAGTGGCGATGGTGACGGTGGAGATGGCGGCGATGGTGGCGGAGGTGGTGATGGTGGCGGTGGTGGTGGTGGTGGCGCTATGTGACCAAAATTCACTCAAAAATGTGGCTTTTTAGCCACATTCTTTTGGTTGACCATTAATTCCCCTTTTGCTATAATACTTGTATAGTAATTAAAAAGGAGTTAGCGATGCGAGCACTTACCACTTTTATTGACAACAAAAACCGTTATGCCAGCCTGTTCCGAGGCCAGCGCACAGAACCCGTGTATGAAATTCAAACTGCCGCAGGCCGCAAGCGTGTGGCTGAAATGATTGATTCGGACCTGAGCCCCGAAAATCTTTCTTGTGATGGTGAATTGCCCCGTGCAGAAGTCAACCGACGCTATCGTGAGCTCACAGCGGCCGCAAAAGACCTTGTGAAACTGGATCCCACAGTGGCTCAATACATGTACGAATTCGGTTGACCAATAAATCCCATTCTGCTATAATACTTGTATAGTAACTAAAAGGAGCCTGAAATGCATACATACACAAAACAGACAGAACTTTCCTGGATCGACACTAACGATATTGGTGAGCACATTGAGGACTTTGGCGACGAAATCTTAAACAAGGCTTTTGGCAAGTTCTGCATTATGGATGACCAGTTGGCCCTCCACAAAGTTTTAGAGAACGAAGTTGGCTACAACGATGACGAAATCGATCCTGGGCATGTGGACATTGTGCAAAAAACAGTGGAAGAGACCTTGAAGCAAGTTAACCTTGTTTTCAAGAACTTGGGCATTGCACTAGAGTTCAAACAGGCCGACATGGTAGAATACACTGCCTACATGCTCACTGGCAAAGGCGACACACCCGAGGACATGGGTCGACGCATTCGTCGACTGGTAGCAGACCAGACTGTATAAGTTTGATTGACCAACAATTCCCAAACTGCTATAATACTTGTATAGTAACTAAAAGGAGCCTGAAATGAACGTCAAAGAAATTAACTCTGCTATCATGTTTAGTAATCTCACCAATGACGAACTGTCTACGGTGATTGATGCTGTGAAGTTTGCCCGTGCACAACTCACCCAACAAAAGAAACGTATTTTTTCAATTGGTGATTCCGTAAAGTTCACCAGCAACCGCAACGGCCTAACATACGTTGGCACTGTGCGCAAAGTCAAAATTAAATTTGTGCTGGTTAATACACCTGGCGGCTTGTTCAATGTACCGGCCAACATGCTGGAGGCGGCATGACAGTCAAGCCGTTTCGCACCTGGCTTGCTGATGTATGGCGAGACAATTGTGAAGAGAATGATGGCTGGGGTCAGCCTAGAATGACCATGCCAGAATATTTTGCAAAATACAAATGGTGGCTCAAACGTGAGTACCAGTACCAAAAAGGAGTTAGACGTGGGTCTTGATATGTATGCATACGTGGCTACTCGTGCAGGCCAACAAAAAGAATACTACGATGCCGCCAACTGGGACAATGATTCAAAAGAGATCACCTCTACTGTGACCCGGCCACGTGAGATTGCCTACTGGCGTAAGCATCCTAACCTGCATGGCTGGATGCAACAGTTGTGGGAGAGTCAAGGCAACTCAGGCGACTTCAATGGTGATGAACTAGAACTAACATATGATGATCTTGAACGACTAGAGCTTGATGTCATTGCCGGCACCTTGCCCGGTACATCAGGATTCTTTTTTGGAAACGATGCAGACGAGCACTACCGTAAAGACGATCTTGAGTTTATTAAGAATGCCCGAGCCGAGTTGTTCATGGGCTTAAAAGTGTTTTATAATAGTTCATGGTAACGGATTAAATATATGAATGAAACAAACTTCTCAGACCCAAGGTTCTCGGGTGTAATGGCAGCAGGTTGGATCCGCGACTTAGAAAGTTCGGACAGCCGCATACACAAAGAAAAAACAATCGAAAAGGCCTTGATGGCATCCAAGTTAGGCTCAGCAGATGCACAGGCTTTCTTGTTCAATTGCTATCAAGCCTACAATCCTTTCTATGTGTTTGGCATCCGGCAAGTGCCTGAGACTGAGGGTTTGACTGACCAACCAAATCACTGGCCTGGATTTTGGGCGTTGTTGGAAAGCCTACGCACCCGTAGCATCACCGGCAATCGTGCAAGAGAGGCAATTGAAACTTGCAGTCAAATGTTTGACTCAGACGAGTGGAATAACTTGGCTCGACGGGTGTTGATCAAGGACTTGAGATGCGGTATCTCTGAGAAAACTCTAAACAAAGTACTGGGCAAGACTGAATGGAAGATTCCTGTGTTCAGTTGCCAACTGGCGCAAGACTCAACTGATCAGCCCAAGAAGCTAAAAGGCATCAAACGCCTGGAAGTCAAACTGGATGGTGTACGTGTGTTGGCAGTTGTGAATGGATCTGCTTGTACATTGTACAGCCGCAATGGCAAAGAGTTTGAGAACTTCCCACAGATTGCTGACTTTGTCGAAGAACATCGCAAGGCATTCCAGCGTGATTCTGCCTTTGGTGGACAGTTTGTGTTGGATGGTGAGATTGTGGGCAAGAGTTTTCAGGACTTGATGAAACAGGCTCAGCGCAAGAGCAATGCCAAGACAGACAACATGGTTTATCATGTGTTTGATATTTTGCCGCTAACAGAGTTCCGCGAAGGATTCTGCAACCTACAGCAACACAAACGCATTGACCTGCTGAAACGTGCTCAAGCATTCTTGCCTGAGAACGGTTGTGTGCGTGTGATGCCTGGTATGGATGTGAACTTGGACACAGCAGAAGGACACGATGTCATGCGTAGGTTTGCCGAAGCTTCAGTAGAAGAAGGCTACGAAGGTATCATGATCAAATCAATGGATGCACCTTATGAGTGTAAACGTAGTGACTTTTGGATGAAATGGAAACCCACCATAACTGTTGATCTCAATATTGTGGGTTTTGAAGAAGGTACTGGTCGCAATGAGGGCCGACTGGGTGCTATAATCTGTGAAGGAGAAGACAATGACAGAACTATTCGTGTTAATGTTGGTAGCGGTTTGTCTGATAGCAATCGCGATGAGTATTGGGCCGCTCGCAATGAGCTTCTTGATCGGGTGGTTGAGATTGAAGCGGACGCAGTTACACAAAACCAAGACGGATCATACAGCTTGAGATTCCCTCGCTTTGTGAGATTCCGTGGGTTTGAAGCAGGAGAGAAACTTTGAAAATTGGACTCAGTTACAGTCGATGTGTACGAGACATTGTGGATGGCAAAGTAGACATTGATGATGTGTTGGTTATCATTGCCCGCACTGACTTTGATCCCAACGATGACACTCAATGGTCGGGAATATGGAATGATTATGGAGGCGGGCAAACACTTGGAGGCATATTTGGTGGCCACGAGTGGATGGATTATCCAGCCGAAGACGAACACAAGTTTCGACAGGTCAGTATTGACTTATGGAAACAGGGCAAGTTTCATCAGCCACGTAAGTTTGGAGCCTACCCTGCACGTCGTCCGGAAATTTGGTTAGAGGCAGTGTTACCAAGTTCTGAATTACAACGCAATCCTGCGGCAAAAGATGCCTGGGACAAGTTTCAAACAGTTGCTAGTTTGACCAATGTTAAATTGAACAAAGAATATCAATAGTATGAAAGCACAATCAGCCAACGGTGTCACCGGACACCTGATTCAGATTTTTACAGGACAGACGGTGTTCCGTGTGTACGATGACAATCATAATTTTGTTGATTATGATTTACGACATAGTGACTTGACAGTTACTATCGACGATGAAGATGCATATTTTTATCGTGATGAATACACCGATGCATTAGATCATGCACCAGAAACAATAGGAAAACCACATGGCAAAGACTAAAACAGTAAATAAAATCAGCGACAAGTTGACCAAGGTCAACGAATCGTTCACAGTGTACATGTATGACAATGCGTACATGATTGAAGTATCGGGCCGAGACAGTGAGAACGACTACAAAACAGTCAAACTCATGGTTCCTACTCTGGAACAACTGCAGGCCTTGATCAAGGAAACTACAGAAATGGAAAGGGATGAATAACATGTTTGAAACAACTTATAATAGTGGTGCGTATCGTTCTGCAAGCGAAGTTAACTCAGCAATGGGTCGTGTGTACGGACACATGAGTCTTGCTGTTATTGTATCAATGTTTGTGAGTTACTTTGTGGGCTCTAGTCCCGAGTTACTGGCATTCTTTTTTACAGGCTGGTTGAAATGGATTGTGATCTTTTCACCCTTGGCAGCCATCTTTGGTGTGGGTTATGTGCTGGCCAACAATCCTAGCAAGGCTGTGGCACAGTTATGCCTGCATGGATTTGCGGCATTGATGGGGCTGAGCTTTTCGATGATCTTTGCTGTGTTTACCATGGGATCAATTGTGAGTGCCTTCATGGGTGCAGGCATCTTGTTTGGCGTCATGAGTGGCTATGGCTACTTTACCAAGCAGAGTTTGGATAGTGTTGGCAAGTTTATGTTTGTTGGATTGATTGCTATTGTGATTGCCAGCATTGTGAACATCTTCATTGGATCAACAGTGATGCAGATGGTAATCTCAGCATTGGCTATCGTCATCTTCTTGGGACTTACTGCCTATGACACACAAAAGATTCGTGAAGAACTTTCAGTAGAAACCAGTGATTCAGCAGAAGTTCGTGGAGCACTGACCTTGTACATGGACTTTATCAACTTGTTTTTAAACTTGTTGCAGTTGTTTGGTGACCGGAAATAAACATGTCCACCGTATATCTAATTAAACCACTGGAGAAAAAAAGCATTGTCTACCATGTAGAAATGTATCGTAAAAATCCCGACGATAGTATTAGTTGGTTTAACATTGACGAAACCTATCGTTGGGGGCATGGCTTTGTTGAAGGCGACTTAGACTGCAATCTTCCTTGGGAAGGTGATACAGTAGCCTATGCTCGAACTGATTGTGGTTGGGGCTGTGAGTTTGATGACAGTGTCAGCATTGAGTGGGAGTTTAGTGACGACATCACCGAACTTGAACAACAAGAGTTAAAAGAAGCATACTACGAAGGTGGAGCAGGTTGGCTGTATGATGGCGAGCATGATTGGTCAGAAGAAGATGCCGCAGTACACATCATTGCACCATATCAAGTTGACCTGTGTGAAGACGATGGCACTGTGATTGAAGAAAATATCAAATTAAAATCTCGCCCTGCCGCCAGCAACAACTGGCCCTTTCCAGATTAGCAGTTAGCCAAACTTGTTGACAATACTAGATCATGTTGTTATAATTATAGAGCATGATCAGGAAGATGGTGCTGTTCAATGGTTTGGTGGGGTTCCTAGGCCTGCTAATACCGTGGCATGTGAACGTAAGTCACATAGGTTGCGACACTGTCCCTGGATTCGTCTAAAACCCGGTTGATACCCGGGGGTATGCTCATAGGGATTACACAGTGAAAGGATATTTTTAATGTCTGTTGAAACAGAGACCACTGCGTCGAGCATGTCTGCGTCACTCAATTTGCTTGAATCAACGCCCTTGGTCATGCACCGTATTTGGTTTGATTTGCGTGATACCGAAACTTGGTACGCAATCATGAAAGAGGCCACCACACTATATGGCCGAGATGGCTGGCGCAGTCAGCCTAGAGTCAAACGTAGACTGGAAAAGTTTGTGTGGGAAAGAAATAGACCTGAAAACCACGTTTGGTTTGAAGTGCCTGATCCGTCTTTTGCTACTTGGTGTGCGGTAAAGCATGCTGTGATAGTGATAAAAAATCCCGGTAAATAAACACTATGATATTTGGTTTCGGCATATTGGCCACAGCTCTGCTACTGAGCTTGGTAGCCGCTTATTATTCAGTAGCAGGCCTAGTTGCAATCTTCTCTGCGGCGGCAATCCCTGTGATCATCATGGGTGGCAGTTTAGAGCTTGGCAAGATTGTGGCCACTGTGTGGTTGCACAACAATTGGAAACGAGCCGGCTGGGCATTCAAAGCATATCTAATTCCAGCAGTGGCATTTCTTATGCTGTTGACATCAATGGGTATCTTTGGATACCTGTCAAAGGCACACAGTGACCAAAGCCTAGTGTCAGGCGACTCTATGAGTAAGGTTGCTATATATGATGAAAAAATTAAAACTGCTCGGGAGAACATAGATGTCAATCGCAAGGCGCTTAAACAAATGGACGAGGCAGTTGACCAAGTCATGGGCCGGAGTACATCAGAAACGGGGGCAGATAAATCCGTGGCTCTCCGTAGGGCTCAACAAAAGGAACGTGGGCGTCTCCTTGCTGAAATTTCAACCGAGCAGAAAACAATTACTGCGCTTAATGAAGAACGAGCGCCGTTGGCAGCAGAGTTCCGCAAGATTGAAGCCGAGGTTGGTCCTGTAAAATACATTGCCGCACTGGTGTATGGAGATAATCCCGATGCCAATGTGTTGGAAAAAGCAGTACGTCTTGTTATTATCATGATTGTGCTGGTGTTTGATCCTCTGGCACTCACACTTATCCTTGCGGCTAACAAACAGTTTGAATGGGCGCGGCAAGGCCAAGGTGGATTTGTACACGACGAACCCAAGTATGAGCCCGATGATGGGCCACTAACAGAACAACAAATCG